TGTCTTTAAATTAGATAAGATAATAGTGCTTTGTACTGTTCCATATAAATTTGATTGTGCCAATTCATTATACATAACCGCATCAAATTCATATCGTGTTCCTACTGTAGTTACATTGGCCTTTACATTAGTTAATTTTATCGGCCAAACCCAAATAAGTCCACTAAGATCACTCGGAGAACCATCGACTACTGATTGGCTAGTTTTTGGATCTCTGCCCCTGAATTGTAATTGTAAGAAGCACGGCATGACTAGCCAGTTTCCTATACCTAATGCTTGAGCTTCATAGAACATTTTATCTATGAGGCCGGCACCTGCAGGTTCTACAATTTCAAATTTAACATGAGTCTGTGTTCCAGTTCCGGCTTCTACAGATGGTACTGCAATCCCATTAACCTCTACCTTATCAATTGTTAAATCCGAAACACCGCTTTCCGCAATAATTGTTTGAGAGCTAGTTTCAAGTACAGTACCATCGGTTGCATTCTTTAAAGGTGTTATGAATAATTTCCAATGATATGTATAGACATCATAATTATCTAATATATTTGCTTGAAAATCTAATTTATATGTATCTTTAGATGATGGGACAATATTATCTGTATTGTGTGCATGAATATTCCCGTAATAGGCTGTAGTTCCTCGACCAGCACCTGCAGTTGATTGTCCTGTAAGTTTATTATAGGCTTTTGTTGCCTCAAATTTAGCCGTGCTGACAGCACTGCTAATGGTATCAGAAACAGAAGATACCGTACTTGATACCGTGTCCGATATCTGAGACATGAAACTTTTATCAGCCATTATTGTTTTAATATATTATCTGGAGTATAAATTTCTAATCCAGCTACAAAATCATTAATAGGATCTATAATTAAATCTGGATTTCTTAGACAAAATACCCACCATAGTTTCGGCGTACCATATAGTTGTTGGCTTAATAGATCCGGACGTTGATTAAATTCTGGTGGAATTATGATTAAATTATCATAATCGTTTTTAGATACTGTTCGCGGAACCCATAAATCGAGATACCAATTCTTAATTGGTGTAAGAGAATATTGACTTGTATCTTTAGAATCTTGAGCCATTAAATGTAACCCTTATTCATTAATTTACCTTGACGGAATAGATCAAGATTAAATTCGTTTCTCAACGTAATTGGAACAAATTGTGTATCCATATCTAATGTCACAGTTAAATGTGTTGGAACATATGTATATCCGTTTGTTGCTGTTGGTGCTAAATCAACTCTTCTAGGATCTGTAACAGAAAATGGTGTAGGTAAAGGCGCTGTAGCAACCGGTACATAATCGATATTTGCTTCATATGTATACTCAAAATTCTTAACAATAACCGGTACATTATTAAATTGATAATCACCCAAATAATTGAATTTTAATGTTGGTGGCGGAGTGCCAGCTTTTTCGTAAGGATTTATACCAAAATACATTTTCGTGACTGCACGGAAGAAGTGAATGACCGCCAATAAATACAATGCTTCCTCTGTAGTCTGCGCAGTGAATTCGGCTGATATACTAATCGGCTTAGGATATGATCTAACATAAGCATTGTATCCGTAGTTCGAATGGATGAAGCTTGTAGGATCGTATTCTGTTACGTTTCCAGTAGCAAGAGATGGAGTGTATGGAAAAAGTATACCACCGGTTGCCCATAAAGGAAATAAAATATTTGAAGGATGATTAGGACCTAATACGTCATTTGTGGATACTTTTGCGCTTCCAATCGTGACAGTAGCAGCATTTAATGTCTTTGGTTGCAATCTTGCTCTATAATCCTGTTGAGGCATCTAATATTCTCCTATCTTGCTTATTTATCATGAGTATTAAATATAGTTTTATTAAAGGAATTCTTGACGGAAGTCTATGCAGGCGCTATACTATGTGAAAGTCTATAACGGAGAAACTCTTAATGACAATAATTTTAGATGACGAAGACAACGAAGCTCCCGTAACTATCTCGGTTACACCTATCAAAAAAATTAACTATCTAAACAATAAAGATATGTTAAAAGAAATACATCGCAGTAAGATATCCTTTTGTGAATTTACGGATATGAAATATAGTGACTATGATGTTATTGTAGAAGATTTACAAGAAATTTACCTTGCAGAAATTCAGAGTAAAGCAAAGGCTACACGGGCAGCTCGAATTGCTGCAACCGCATACGAAGCGGCACTTATTGCAGCAGGACCTGTAGTGTCCAAAGCTGATAAACCAAGACTTTCGGAATTTAAAATTAAACCTGATACGATTCCAGTAGATGATTTGGTTTTCCGTGTTTTAGGATTCGATCATATTCCATTAGCACCTGGTAGAAAGAAGAATCCAAAAAGTGTTGCAGATAATCACATTAGATTAAACTTCTTCCCCTTCAAACATTATATTATTGAAAATGGCGCAGCTAAAGAAGTAGGTCGCTCACATTGCAAGAATGGTAAATTCAGCTTAGAGCGTGGGTCAATTACAAACAAATTAGCTAAAATGTTCATCCTTATGGTGAACAAGTATGCGCAGCGCAGCAATTGGCGTGGATATACTTATTTAGATGAAATGAAGGGTCAGGCATTATTGCAACTCGCACAGATGAGTCTAAAGTTTGATGAATATAAATCTGATAATCCATTCTCATATTATACAGCCAGCGTATCAAACAGCTTTACTCGTGTTCTTAACTTAGAAAAGAAGAATCAAGATCTTCGCGATGACTTATTGATTGACAGCGGCGCAAGCCCAAGTTTCTCACGTCAATTAGCAGTCGAAGATGAAATTCGCAGACTAAGAGAAGATGCACAGGAAGCTGCTAAAGATGAGCACAGTTAATCTATTCGAAAAGGCTATTTGTTTTTCTGACATTCATTTTGGCCTTAGACACAATTCTGCAGAACACAATCAGGACTGTTTAGACTTTATTGATTGGCTCATAGAGAATGCACAGGCACGAGGTGCAGAGACATGCATCTTTATGGGCGATTGGCACCATCATCGTTCCAATATCAATCTCCTAACATTAGATTATACGATGCGTGCATTAAGGAAACTCAATGCCGCATTTAAGACAACCTATGTTATGGTAGGTAACCACGACTTATTTTACAGAGAAAAACGTGAAATACATTCTATGGTTGTGGGTAGTGAGTTCGCTAACATTGTTCTTATTGATGAACCATTAGTTAAGGGTGACGTAGCGTTAATTCCGTGGCTTGTTGAAGAAGAATGGAAACAGGTTACAAATATAAAAACAAAATATATTTTTGGACATCTAGAGCTGCCCGGCTTTAAGATGAACGCGCACATCGAGATGCCAGATCATGGAAATCTTAATGCTACTCATTTTGTAAATCAAGATTATGTCTTCTCAGGGCATTTTCATATGAGACAAACAAAGGGTAAAATTACCTATATTGGTAATCCTTTTGGACACAACTACTCTGACGTCTGGGATTTCGATAGAGGCGCTATGTATACAGAATGGGGTAAAGAACCCGAATATCTAAACTATGAAGACGGACCGCGTTTCATAAGTATTAACTTGACTGCTATGTTAGCAAATCCCGATATTTATTTAAAGCCTAAAACATATCTTCAAGTAATATTAGATGCGGATATAACATATGAAGAAGCAAGTTTTCTACGGGAAACATTCCTTACTCAGTATAATGTAAGGGAATTTAAGCTTGTGAAAAATCAAGATGACGAATTAGTAAAAGATTATGCCGGAGATATTACGTTCAAAACAGTCGACCAAATTGTTGTAGAACAACTAACAAATATTGAAAGCGACACATTTGATATAAAGAAACTTATAGAAATTTACAACGGACTATAATACATGTTGAAATTGCACGGATTAACAATAAAGAATTTCATGAGTATAGGTAATGTCACTCAATCTATCAATTTTAGTGATAATGATTTAGTTCTTGTTCTTGGTGAAAACTTAGATCTAGGTGGCAACGATAATAGAAACGGTGTAGGTAAGTCAACGATTGTAAATGCCTTATCCTATGCTCTTTATGGTTCAGCGTTAACAAATATTAAGAAAGATAATCTTATTAATAAAACTAACATGAAAAATATGTTAGTGACACTTCTGTTTGAATTGAACGGTGTAGAATATAAAATTGAGCGTGGCAGAAAACCGGGTATATTTAAGTTTATAAAAGACGGCGTTGAAAAAGATCTCGGGGAAGACGAAGCACAAGGCGAAGGACGTTTTACTCAGATAGAGATTGAGAGAACAATAGGTATATCACATTCTATGTTTTCACATACGGTGGCACTGAATACATATGTTGAACCTTTTCTTTCCTTAAAGACAAACGAACAAAGAATTATAATAGAACAATTGCTTGGAATTACAAAGCTTTCTGAGAAGGCTGATGTCCTTAAAGAGGAAGCACGGATAACCAAAGATGAGATCAAAGAAGAAGAGTTCAGGATTACAGCGGCTACGGAGGCCAACAAACGCATCGAAGCAAATATCAAGGGTATCGAAGGTAAATCGATTGCCTGGGAAAAATCTAAGTCAGCCAAGTGTGAAACTTTGCAAAAATCTATATTGGAAATGCTTAATGTCGATATAGATAAAGAAATTGAATTACATAAATCTAAGAAAGAAATAGAAGATCTAACTGCAGAATATCGCTCCCTAACTAAAGAATTATCGGGATTAGATAAAGAAGTTTCAGAGATTACAAGAGTAAAAACTCGTTTAGAAAAAAATCTAAATAGTTACTCTGCCGAAATATGTCCAAAATGTAATCAACCAATGGATGCAGAAACTCATAAGAAATTACATGATGAAGATTTGTTAGATCACAACGATGCATTAAGACGATTAAATGAAAAAGCCTCAAAGAGAGATGAAATCAAAACTCTAGCTGATTCAGTATCGTCTATAATTCCAAAATTACCCAAGACATTTTATGATACTATCGATGAAGCCTATGGACATAAAACAACATTAGAAACATTAGGACATAGTTTATCTGTAGAATTAGAATCTATGAACCCTTTTACAGATCAAATAGAGACATTAAGACGTGATGGATTACAAGAAATTGATTTTACTGTATTAAATAATCTTGTGAAGTTGCGTGATCATCAAGAATTCTTAATGAAATTATTAACAAACAAAGACAGCTTTATTCGTAAGAAGATTATCGATCAAAATCTTGCATTCCTAAATCACAGATTATCTAAATATCTTACAGACATAGGTCTTCCACACACTGTAAAATTCAAGTCTGATTTAGAAGTTGAAATCTCAATGTTAGGTAAGGAATACGACTTTGATAATTTGTCAAGGGGCGAGCGTACTAGATTGATATTATCACTCTCGTGGTCGTTTAGAGATGTATTTGAGAATATGAACGACAAAATCAACCTACTCTTTGTTGACGAACTTATCGATTCTGGCCTAGATGCAAGTGGTGTTGAATCATCATTAGCTATACTTAAGAAAATGAGTAGAGAGAATAAGCGAAACATTTTTCTTATTTCTCACAGGGATGAATTAATTGGAAGAGTAACGAATGTCTTGAAGGTAATTAAGGAAGGTGGATTTACTTCATTAGAAATTTCTGATTCAACAGTATGATGCTCTTGCAATTCTAAGACCTTTCACATAGACTAGACCCAATAATAAGAAAAGGAGTTTATGACAAACGAAGAAATGGACGAGCTCGATATGAAAGCATTAGACCGATATATACTAGGTGATGATGCAGGTTTCTTACAATTTACAGAAGGTCCTAGACATCAACGTTCTCTTTTGGCAAAATTAATTGATAAGAAATCTACAGGATTACTTCGAGAAAGATTACTTGCTAGATTATTAGGACTTAAACACAATACAAGAATGCATAGTACAACAGATGGTATTACTACATTTGATGGTGTTGACGAGGGTACCGGCGATTGTTATGAAATTAAAGCAGAGGAACATACTACTGATAATCCAGATCGAAAGAAACAGTCTGGTCAAATTTCAGGAGTAGGAATATTTTCTGCGGTGGTTAGTCAAGAACACATTGATAAATTAACGCTGGACAATCCTATAATTGCTCACGGAGCATTTGGTGATGGTAGGTTGTTATTTCTTGTAAAATTTAGACTTAAAGATAGCGCAGGACTTAAACGCATTGCACGATACGCCCTTGGACCTACTGAAACCGTGCCCAGATATATGTTATCTGATTGGATTAATTGTCCAACATTAGAATTACTTTATGTGGCAGATAATTGGCCAAACCATATGGCACCTAAATGTAAAAAGACTATGCAGACAATGTGGAAGAAGAAATTATTAAAGGATCAAGAGGCAGAGATTGAGGAGCAACTGATAACTCAGAGTAGTATTTTACAAGTTTCTGATTATTCTCTTTTGACCAAAAATCATCCCAATTTGCAAAATACCATCCCTTATATAGAAGAGACCGATCTACCAAAAATCCTAAATCCTGAGGGAACACAACCCATTTATCTTTCCGAGATATCTTAATAAGAATTAGATTTAAGTCTCCCTCATCCTCGACGTCTTTCTGTTGTTGAATCCAGGCGTCGAGGATTTTCACGTCTGCATACCATAATTGGTGAAATGGAAAGTCTCCATAACTCTTGCATTCTATATTCCAGTGTTTCCAAGATTCTGGTGGATGAATATCTCCCTTCTTGCTTTGAATTTGAGCGTTACCTAAACTTGTCTTGCGGAAGTTATTTTTGCCGCCCACAAATGCGCCCGATGATGGAATTCTAATAAACGATTCATTATATGTTTCGCTTAAGAATTTTGATACTTCGAGTTCCCAGGCATTTCCTTTCGCTTTTGATTTTGATGGCATGTTAAATCCCTATTTATTGTATTTATTGCGCGGTTGATAAATATAGGAAACGAATAGGAGTTATTATGTATTCACAAGCTTTTGAGCAGGCAGTCAATCACGCCATGTTGTACGAAGTTGGCGGTTGGTGGAATGTAAATGCACCGGGCGCAAGAGACGGTACAAATGCACGAGCATGTGGATATTCAAATGATCCGAATGACCACGGTGGTGAAACAAAATATGGTATTGCAAAAAATGCCAACCCAAGCATTGATGTAACACATTTAGATTGGGAAGGTGCGAAAGCTGTCTATTATAGTCATTACTGGTTAAACGGTAAATGCGATAAGATGAATGGTCGCGTAGCTGCTTTAAATTTTGATGGCGGTATTCAGCATGGACCGGGAACGGCNGCGAAATTTATCCAGCGTGCAATCGGAGTCGATGATGATGGTGCTATTGGACCAGGAACTCTTTCGGTTCTAAATTCAAAAGAGCCAATTTCTGTATGTAATTCTGTATGCGATCAGCGTGCAAAATACTATAATGATATTGTTGCAAACAATCCATCACAACAAAAATATCTAGCAGGTTGGTTACGCAGAGTGAATGAAATGCGTGCATTTGTTACAGATCCAAACAAGCAATTTTAACTAAGTCACGATTCTTAGCCTCTATTTTTATACGAGGCTAAAATAGCTTAACAGTAAAACTGTTCAAGCAAAATTACATAGATAGCGGGACTGACGCGCCCCGTGAACGTACAAGATCAAAGCGTATAGGTTTTAACACAA